ACCGGATTATCTGGATTTTCCGCATAACTATATAACTTGCTTCCAATAAAGTTACTACTAGGATAGTAAGTTTGATCGCTAAAACTAATGCCAGATGGATTATAGACATCAAATAACGGAGGCTGGTTGACCGCTGTTTTTTGTTGTGTTGTTGTCCAGGCGTCGCCATCAAATTGAAAACTTTGTCCTTGCAATGTTAACCCATCAAGACATACAGTAACTTGATTAGCTAGGACAGGATTATTAGCAATTGGCACTAAATCAATAATTGGCCTTGTTGATGTATCTGGGGCTGGTACAATAAAATTAACTTGATAAATTTGATTTCTAACAGTTGGGTCAGTATCAGCAGCAAAAACAACTAAACTATCTTGAATCAATGTGTATCCATCAATTCCATAACCATATTGTCCATTTACATTTTCAAGAGCATTAGTCTGACTTAAATCTATTATATTGATTGGAGTGATACCTTCTGTTCCAAAATTAAATAGACGAGTGCCGCCACGGAATTCTAAAATAGGTCTATTGGCTCGTTGAGAATTAAGATAGGTTGGAGTAATTTTATTATAGGTAGCTGTAGCACTAATAACTTCAACATGAAACCATCGATTACTCCTTGACCATGGATTAAGATCAGGGCTAGCCATACTAATAGTTACATAATCCGGTAGTAATGGCTCATTGCCAGTGCCAACGATTGCTCCGCCGCCAGTATAAGTTCCAGTTGTTGTGCTATCAAAAATTACTGCGGTAGTACTTGCGGCAATTACTGTAAATACACCATTGTAATTTCCTGCTGAAGAGTTAACATTAGACACTACTATTGTTTGATTGGCTACAAATGGAACTGTGGATTGTTCAGCATAAGTTAATGTTACTTGTGTTCCTGTTCCACTAGCACCGGTTACTGAAAGTGAAGTAATTTTTTTAGTATATGTTTCTGGTACTACATAATCATCTACTGAATATAAAACAATACCAGTGCCTACTCCGTAAACATAATAAGTATTACCTTGATACTCTGAAGGAATTACATTGCCTTGAAGGGTAACTTTAAGCCCATTAGTAAATGTCACTCCATTAGGACTTGTATAATTTATTTTTCCTAAAATATCTGTGGTTACATTAATTGTTGCATTTAAATCAGCATCAATTAAATTAATTTGTCCAAAAATATTTGGATTTGTTCCATCTTGATAAAAAAGAAGTGGTAAAGTTGCAGTTAACAGTGGCATTTGCTCAAAATATCCCTGAGCATTTTTATACCATTGTGTATTAACATACTGTGTTCCAAACCCAATAGAAAACTGCGTTAAATTGTCAACTGGCAAAATACTGTTTAATTGAATAAATTGAACTCCACCAGCATCTGTTATATATTGAATTTGCCAAACACTGAACTGTGTAGATTGCTCAGAAATTGGTATTGCCTGAGCAAATGTAGTGGTATCAAATCCACCAACTGGATTAATACTAGTTGCAGGTAATGGATCGTAACCAGAATTTATATACCAGCCGCCATCATCAACATCAGTTGACTGTGTTGTAAAAACTAAGGTTCGATTATTAAGATTAGTAATTCCATCAATACCAGTAGGATATGTTGTTAAAAATTGTTCTACAGTAAGCCCATTAATTTGATCAAATTGTATTGTAGGGGGTGCAATTAAATCTACTCTACCAATCCCAGTAGTTGGATAGTTGATGTACGGCATGGAATAATAAAAATTTTGTGCTGTACTGTCAGGAACATTAAAAGTTACAGTGCCAAGATCAATGCCGTTGTTAGCTACTCCGAGCACATCGCGACTAGAAATGTTATGCGACCATGGTAATACTCCATTAACCCCAGGCTGAGTTTGAATCCAAAAATCTGGACCAGTTCCAGGAGTGGCGTCAACAATGTTCATCTGCCCCCGTAAATTAAATTCTAAATCGTTAGAATAATATAAAGTGTCAGGAGCATCTTGTGGTACTGTAAATGTAACTAGCCCTTCAAACGCCCCTTGATTTAAGACCCCGTTATTGTATAAATTTGTAGTACCGTATGACGGAGCTGTTTTAATAAAAAATTTATAAGGACCAGTTTGTATTAAATTCCAAGTGTAAGTATTTCCTCTTACTAAAGTTAAAGTTGGATTTGGTTCATAGTCGATTGCCCATGAACTAGTACCATTATTTGTAAGACGATAATCAATTGCATTGACACTATTTTGTGCAATATTAAAATTATAACTGCCGTTTCGTACTAATGTAATTGCTGGATTTGGTCCGGCATAGCCTGAAAAAGTATATGCTCCGTTAGCCCGGGTAACTGTAAATGTTTGTTCGGTTGCAACAGAAGTTGCCGATACTACAACTGCATCAGGCCCCTCTGGTAACCAATAATATTGGCTATAATTAATATATTTGTCAAAATCTACAAAAGGATCCCAGGTATAAAATTCACTTTCAAATAGTCGATCAGCTTGATTAGTAATACCACCTTGTACCGTTAATGCATCAATCATGCCTGGATATGTTATAACATCATCAATTTCCAATGTTACTGGATTTAAACTAACTACCCCTGGTTCAAGTTGGTAATCATCACGAACTTTAGTAGGTTCGACTACATATCCATCGTTGGGATTAACTCCAGGACCAACTTTTCGTCCAATATAACCTTGGGTTTGTTTAAATTGTGGCTCTTGTACTAATTGGTCGAGTGTGGCTTCTAAAAATTGTTTGTTAACCGGAGTTTGAAAAATCTCAGGTAAAAACTCAACTGTACGAATTTTTGCGGCCATTAAATTACTCCACTACCGGGGGCTGTTTGCAGATTTGTACTGGTTAACGAATTAATAACTTCAATATTATTAATTGTTGCACCGTTGGTAAAAATTTGATATGGTGCGCTTTGTATTTCGTACAAGTCACCAAATGATTTTTGTGGGTTTAATGGTACCAATACCACCGAGGCAACATAAGTGCCAATTTGTGCGTGTACATAAGAGGCCAATTCTGAAAAATAAAATGTGTCCCCAAAATTCCAATTGGCTATATCAAAGTATGCATTCATGGTAGCCAAAACTAAATTTCGAATTTGATTATTACTAGCAGAGGTGTTGGTTGCCGCAATAACTTTTATTGTTGCTCGAAGTGCCTCGGGCGCTTTTGCACCAAATAATGGTAAAAATTCTACTGAGTTAAGTATAACATTATCACTGATCATTTTATAATCTTGCAATCCAGCATACGCGGTTGTTAATTCATCTATAGTTGGCGGCAGCGGCTGGGCTATTATTCCAGTCGAATCCTGAATCCATCTTTGGTAGGCAATATAATATTCTAATGTAACTACATATAGATCAATAATATTAGTACTACCCGGGTCAATCCGGCTACTTAATGAACTATTATGTCTATATTGGAAGTACAGGCCTTGTCTGCCAACTTCTGCTAACCATCCCAAAGTTGCAGTCAATACTCGTGTTTCCTGAAGAGTTAATGTTAGTGTATAAAAAACATTTTCACTGTATGCATAAAAAACTTGTCCAGTTGGATAGTCTTCTTTAACTAACTCAATAGAAGACAATGTTGAATAATCGCTGTTAACTATACCCGGCTCAACTAATAGATAGCGTTGGAGATTATCAAAATCAACTGTTTGTTGGAAAAATACAAATTTTTGATTTGCATTAACTTCGGGCGCAACTATATCGTTGAAGAAATCTGGATTTTCTGGTATTCCGTTGTTGTTATATTGCTGATAACTAACTAACACTTGATAATCATCCACTAATCCATCACTAAGTGCTGGTTGGCCAATAATATTTAAATCAGTATCGCCTTGTAATGGATAATTAGAATCTGGCATAGAGTTAGTTTTTAATATTTTTACAAAATCTGTAATAACAGTTCCTGTACGACTATCGTAAATTGCTTGGCTGGAATAATAAAAGAATCTAACTTGAATTACACTGCCAAAGAAATAATCTAGGCTACGAGATACCGTGGTGTACTGTGATCCGTTATAAGTGCATTGTATTAACCAACTTGCATCAAGATTAGCACCAGTAGTATTTTGTGCATAGGTTAAACTAAATGGAGCTCCAATATCAAGATTAGCAGCGGTAATTACATACCAAGTAGATGTAAGATTATTATATCCTAATCCAAAATTAGCATTTAATAAAATTTGATTGGCTATTGTTTGTTTAACTGTTGTTCCAAAGTCAGTTGCTAATAGCGGAATAACTTCTACAGCAATCGCACCAGTTGGAACATAAGCATTAATTACAACCGGTCCGGTTCCGTTGGTTAAATTTCCTAAGCCGCCATTAGTACCGGCTCCAATGACAGCCGTTGGGCTTGCCCAAATGACCAAATGGTCGTCGCCGCTTTGTGGCAACCCAGGTCTTAATTCATTACTACCGTTAAAATAATACCCAGTAGGTGGAATAAATTTTACTAATGACCCAACAACAATATATTTGGCATTATTACTTGCATAAGCTCCAAGAGATACCGGATTTCCAATACTATCTACAAAATATCCAGTAGTTTCGTTAATAATGGTTGTGCTTTTGTGCCACGAATAGTTAAGTGGTGTTAGACTTGGTCGAGGAAAATTAGCATAATAAAATTGTCTTGCAGTTGCTCGTAACAATATAGGTGTTAAATCATTAATAATAACATTATTAATTTCATTAGTTGTTTGCCAGGTAAAAGTAAACGCTGGCGTATTATTTTCTTCCCACAAGGCGCCATCACTACCAAATACATTAGTAGAAGAATATTTTCCTGTTGGGTCAACTAAATCAAGATATCGGCTTGTGCCAATACTACTGCGATTCAATGCAGCACTTTTAATGATAGAATTGTATTTTGTAAATGGAAAGTTTGTATAATCTTCGCCATTAACCATACGATTCTGTGTATAATAGCGAGCCGGAGCTCTTTCTTTAATTTGTTGTATGGTTTCTCGAGGGGCGGCATTACTTACAGGAGTAGTAATACCACAAGTAAAGGTAATTGTTTCAATGCTTCCATTACGACTAACATAAGAAATAGGAATTTGTATTGATTGCATTTGTTCTGGATTAATAATGTACTGTAATCCATTACTTGCACGAACATAGCATCGGAATTGTCCTACTGGAATTTGACTAAACACATTATCACCAAATACTAGAGTAATCTGATCATTAGTACGACTAGTTGTAGAGAATACTTTACGCAAAGTTGAAGTCATTTGTTCAACTGCGGCTGCATAAACAGATTCTACATAGCTCCATTTACTTTGAACTGACCCTACATTGTCAAGTTGATACACCCAAACATCGTTGTTATTAATTCCTTCAATATTAATATTAACTGTACGGTTAGCAATGCTTTCTACTAAATTAAAATCTTGATTTTGTAAAATTCCTTGCTTAAACAAAAAGAAAAATCCAGTATTGGCACTAGCATATCCTAGTTGGTCATTGCGAAATAGCATATTAAATTGGCCATTTGGCAAAGGAGGTGGTTCATAGATATAAGTTTCATTAATTGATGTAGCGTTTACTGCTTCAAAAGGCATGCTGATGCCATCAATAGTAGCGGTATATGGAATCACTGGCAAATAACCAGGAACTAAATTAATAGTATACTCTTGTGTATCAACTCCAAGTATAACCTGGTCATTAGCCGGCGATCCAATGTGTTGAGTATTAACCAATGCCGCGTTAATAATAGATGTAAACTGTTCTTGCCAATCAAAATTACTAGGATCAGCCCAGTTAACAATAATATTAGCTAGATCAACACCGTTATAGTCCGTAACATTTTCTGTAGTTTGTACGCTGAATACTTTAAGATATCCGCTAGCTTCTGTATTTCTTTGCGGAGTATAACTAACTAAATTTGCAAGTTTAATAACACTATCACGGCGTTCAGCTGTATCAATATAATTTTCACGGGTATTTAAATCCGTACGAAATGCTAATGCTTGCCCCATAAAAGCCATAACATCAAGCAAAGCAATAAATTCTGAAGACTCAATGTAATCATTAAAAGTTTCTGGATAATATTGGCGCAAATAATCTATAAAACTTTTACGCAATGTTTCAAAATCATAGCTTTGAAAGTTTCCTTCGCTATAAGTTTGATAGATTCTTTTCCAATCTTCGACGCCAAACAGTACTGTTTGTCTAGTAGTTGTAGCAGTTTGTTGTGACATAGTTATTCCAGTGTTCTAGTATTTATGGAAAAAATAAACTGGCCAGTTAAACGTAACTAGCACTACGCTGTTGGTCATTAAAAAATATAGATAATCTTTGAGCATCTGTAGTCCCTACTACCTGTAGTTCAAGCTCAATTAATATGCCGTTTTCCTGTGGAAACATGTTTACAGTATTAACATATACTCGCGGATCACCAGCACATACCCGTTGTATTTCATTATAAATTGCTTGTTCTATTTCTGGCGTTTGGTTTTCAAACAAAAAATTCCAGAGTATTGTGCCATAGGTAGGTATGCCTACTAATTCGCCTTGTCTAATATTAAAAGCGTTGAGCAAGTCTTGTTTTATTAATGCAAAATCAACAAGAGTAAATTGTTTATTTTGATTAATAGTGTTAAAACCGATAAAAGTTGTCATATAATATATTTATTTTATTAAATTATGCTCGAGTTATACGATTAAACTGGGTTTGTATTGTGCTAGATGCTTGACCAGCTATGCTTACTGCTTGGTTACCAATGTTAGTGGCCGCCGATCCAAGAGATGCCAGTATACCTTGTGCTTGTGCAATATCCGCAGATATTCCTAAACTTGCCAAAGATGGCAATTCATAAGTTGGTGATGAGATTTTAGCACTTCCAATAACTCGAGTAACAGCCGCATCTATTGTGTCGCGATTGACTGTATTGCTAAAAGCAGCCGCTGGTTGCACTGATGAAACTAAACTGCTTAAACTAAAGTCAGCAAATCCTATACTAAATTGTGAAGATTTTGCTAATGAATCAAGACTATTAGATAACGAAGTACTTAAACTTTGTAATGTTTCAGTAGCACTACCAAGTGTACTATTGAGTCCTGTAGTAATACTTCCAGCAAGTGTATTAAGTGATCCTGTAGCACTATTA